TAATGAACACTTTGGAAAAAACGGGTTCTCAAGCAATGGAGACAGTAAATCTTTTAGCTTCTGCTTCAAAGTATGGTTCTGCTCAAATTCCTTTTGTTACAAGCGCAATGAAAAATGCAGGTACGGCATCAAAGCTTGCTAAAGTTAGTATGGGTGAATTGATTGCTTCAATTGAAATCATATCAGAAAAAACTGGTTTAGCTTCTGAAAGAATTGGTACAGGTTTAAAAACTGCTTTTATTCGTTTAGAGAAGCAAGGCATGTCAAAATTCAAGCCTTCGGTAGTTGGCTTAGAAAAAGCATTAATCAACTTAAATGATGCTAATATGGATACTGTTCAGCTCACAAAGCTTTTAGGTGAAGAAGCGATAACTTCCTTCCCTGCATTAATTAAAAATGCTAAAGCGTTTGGAATTATGAATCAAAAAATTCGTGGGACAAATGTTGCGACTGAGCAAGCACAAATAAGGATGGCTACTTTTAATGAAAAGATGAAAAAGCTTTGGGTAAATATTCAAAATAATCTTATTAAGGCTTTTGATACACTTAGACCAATTTTAGTTAAAGCGATGGAAGCTTTGGCGTGGGGTGTAAAAGTTATTTCTAATTTTATTGCTAACAATCAAACACTTGTCAAAGTTCTATTTCTTGTTACTGGTGCAGTTGTTGCATTGGGCGTTGCTATTACTGCGGTAGGTTCAGCAGGAGTGGCGTTCGTTACCATTAAAGGAACTCTTGCTATGCTATCTCCAGTGATTACAGCTTTAACCGCTAAGATGGGTGTGATGGGCGTTGCTATGAAAGGTTTAGGTGTAGCAGGTGCAGTCGTTGGAGCAGGTTTAGCAGGTTGGACTATCGGTAAAATGTTATATGAGATTCCTGCCGTTAAAAAGCAGTTAGATGATCTTATGTGGCAAATCATGGAATGGACAGGTCAAGCCCCCGATGACATAACATTATCCGCAGAAGAAGAGCAAGCTTATGCTAATTCAAGAAAAAGAATGATGTTAAAAAGACAAGAAGCAAGAAAAACCAACGCAATGAAGTCTCAAGCAGGTAAATCTTCATTAGATGTAAATATTAATGCTTCTGCTAAAGATATGAATATTGATAGTGTTAGCAGTTCTTTAAGTGGAGATTTAAATCTTAAAGGTAAAAACAAATGAGAACTAAATATTTTATAGGCGAGATTGAAGGCGTTGAATTTTTCTTTAGAGAATTAAGCGAATCGGGAGGGCGTAAAAATGTCTTTCATAAGTTTATTAATTCCGATAAAGTAAAGGGTGAAGACCTTGGTAATGATGCAAAGGTTTTTACTTTAGATATTTATATTGCAGGAACGCAAGGCGGTAATGGAAGCGATGTTTCTATTGCAAATATAAATGACAATTATTTTGAAAGAAAGAATGCAATGCTTGCGGTTTTAAATAAGTTTGGAGCTAAAAAAATAGTTCATCCGACTAGGGGCGTTTTAAATGTCATGCTTTCGGGAAAGTATTCTATTAATGAATCTTTGAGCAGTTCAAATAAATGCAATATAAGCGTATCATTTATTGAAGTCGATAATGAGCCTATAAGCAGTTCACCTTTTAGTTTTGCAAAACAAGAAGGAGATGTAAGGGTTTTTGAATTATCTTCGGGTGGCATTACTACTTCAAGGGGTGATGGGACTACACTTGATAATGATGATGCTTTTTTAACCGAAGATGTAACAAACCTTAGAAACAATGTTTTTGATCGTTGCGGATGGACTGTAAATGAATTGCTTCAAGAATTTGATATTAAGGCTGATTTCTTTAAAAGTTCACAATCTATTCTAAGTAATGTTGAAGATATAATGAAAGTTATGGAAACTTCATTACAGGCAGTAGCAGGAACAAAAGATTTATCAGATGTATTTAGACAGATTGAGTCATTGAGTTTTTTAAATACTGGTTCAAAGCTTAGTCAAATAGGCTTAGAAATAGGACGTATTTTTGTAGCGGTGGAAAACTCTTTAGAAGATGCAGACAGAAGGTATAATTTTTTCAAAGCGTTTTTTGATTACAATGATAATTACCAAGACAAGCAAGTTTTAAATGCTACCTCGCTTCCAAATATTCAGACAGAAGAAAACGAAATACTTTTCAGAGATTATTTGCAAGGGCTAGGTTCGGGTTATGCCTGCAATGCTTTAGCTGATTTTGAATACGCTACAGAAGATGAATTAAATAGTTTTGCTACAGAAATAAACGATCAACTTAATAAGCAGTTAGATTATCTTCAAGATAATAATGTGGTATATAATTTACTTCAAAGACAAAAGGTAGTTGTAATTGAACAGATAGAAAATTCTAGGCTTACAGTAAGTCGCATAGTCACAGTAAATGTAGTTAATAGCTCGCTTACTAATATTTGTTATTCCTATTATCAATCACTTGATTTATTTGATAATATTCAAGCTTTAAATAATTTTAATAATCCTTCCAATATAAGCGGAGAAATTAAAATACTTTCGGGCGGTGATGTGTAATGGCTAAAAATGAAATAAAGATAATTGTAAACAACAAGGTTTACTCAGAGCTAGTAGAAATTCAGATTGTAAGAGATCTTGATTACTTATCTAGTTCTTTTGAATGCGTTGTAGCAAATAGATTTATCGCTCGTTCTCCGATTATTATTGAAGATCAAATTGAAATTAAAGTAAATGAAGAACCAGTTCTAACTGGATTTGTTGATAACATAAGAATGAGCATTTCAAACAATTCGCATAATTTTATTATTAGCGGAAATGATGTTACTGCCGATTTAGAAACCTCAGAAATATTTGCTAATGCGACTTATAAGGTGGAAAATTTAAAATCATTATGTGAGTCAACTATCCAAGACAATGGGATTTTTTATATTTCAGTTATTGATAACCTAGAAGATGATTCTTTTGATAAAGATAAAGAACAGTCGGGCGATACAGGGCAAACTATTTTTAGTATGCTTTCTGAATATGCTTTAAAGCAGGGAAAAATACTAACTTGCAATGGTGAAGGTGATATGGTTATTTATTCAAATTCGGGAATAAGTAAAGGGATAGTTTTAGAAAATTCCTCAAATAATCAGTTAATTAAATCTGCAAATTTAAGCCAAGATTTTTCCAATAGATATAAGAAAATTATTGTTAAGTCTCAAAGTGATGATGATTCAGATATAAGCGGTGAAGCTTCTGATTCAGTGGTAAGAAGAGAGATTACAAAAGTTATAATCAATGAAAGTAAAATTGATGCCGATGGTGCTAAAAAGATTGCAGAGTTTGAAGTAAATAAAAGACGATCAGATTCTATTCAATATAATTGTAAGGTTTTTGGTTTTAGTGCGCCTAATGGCGAGCTTTGGAAACCTAACTTACTTGTATCCATTATTGATAGCAATGCAGGTATAAACGCCACTATGCTACTTAAAAGAGTTCGATATAATTTTAGTCAATCTGATGGATCAACTTGTGATCTTACTTTTGTTTCGGAAGATGCTTACTCACTTAAAACAGAAGCTTCACAGTTTAATAAAGGTGTTGAGTAATGGAAAAAATATTAAATCTAATTAAAAGAGCTATACAAACCGCAAAGCCTAATGATAGCGGTGTAAGACAAAAAGCTCAAGTAACATTTTTGGGGCAAACTAAAGATATTAAAACTGTGTCTCCCTACGGTGTCTTTAGTTCGTCTCCAAATCATTCTGATTGGTTAATATGGTCTGCAAGGTGCAATAAAGATGATCTTTATGGAATACCTAATGATTATAAAAACAGGATTAAAAATCTAAAAGAAGGTGAAGTGGTGTTAATGAATACACTTACTAAATCTTTAATTCATTTTAAAGAAAGTGGTGAGATTTATTTCTTTGCTAATTCTTCTTTGGTGTTTGATTCTGAATCAGTTTTTAATGAAGATGTAGATTTTAAAAAGAATGTAAACATAGATGGAATACTTACTTTAGCAGGTGTTAATGTAAATACTCACGTTCATGGTGGAGTAATGTCGGGCGGGTCAAATACTAACCCAATGATATAAACGGTTTTAATTTTTGGCTAAGTGGTTCTATAGTAACAAAAACAAGAGTAATAAAATGGCAGTAAGAATAGAAAAGAAACTTATCTTAGGTGAAAATAACATCTATGACTATGGTATTGGTGAAGATGGTGATTTTATTAAAGATGAATCATACGATACTGATATTGTAGTTTCTTTATATTGCGATAGAAGAGCTGATGTTAGCGAAATACCATCTCCCGAAAGAAGGCGTGGTTGGCATGGTGATGTTGATTCTACTCTTCAAGATTATCTTATAGGCTCAAAACTTTGGCTTTTATCCCAATCAAGATTCACTCAAGAAACTGCAAATGATGCTAAGAAATATGCTCAAGATGCTTTAAAATGGGTGACAGATAAAGGCATTGCAGATAGAGTTTTTGTAACAAGCAAAAGAGAAGACTTTAATAAAATAGTCGTAACAATAATTTTTTATGTAGGAAATGAAATCGTTTTTAGATCAAGTTATGATATTTGGAAACAAAGTTCTTTCCCTGTAATTCAAGGAGCTTAATAAGTGGCAAATCTACAAAATAAACCTACAAGATCGCAGATAATAGATCGCTGCAGAACTGATGTTAAAGGCAAACTTCCAACTTCTGATCCTTGGAATCAGAGTGGGGTTATTAATGCGGAACTAGTTGCTTTTGGTGCTAGGTTTTCTGAAATTTATGAACAGCTAGGAATAATTGCTACTAATAGATTTATTACCACAATGACTGATGAGGATTCAATTATTGAAGCAGGTGAAGCATTAGGTCTTACTTTAAATCCTTCTACATCTTCAAGCGGAAATACTATTTTTGTGGGTATTGTAGGAAGCATAATTCCTCAAGGAACTCAGCTAAATGCCGAAGATAATTCTTATACAACTGAAAGTAGTGTTACAATTTTTACTCAGAACAGAAATGTAGCTTCAATAACAAGAGTAGGTAGCGTTGCTACTGTTAACACTAATGATGAACATGGTTTTGGTTCGGGAATGGAAATAACTATTGCAGGATCGGATCAAAATGAATACAATGGCGATTTTATTATTACTGTTACTGATGCAGATAGTTTTACTTATGAAGTTTCGGGGACTCCTGCCACTCCTGCTACTGGTTCTATTGTTTCAAGTTGTGATTGTGCTAGTGTCAATATTATAAGCAACGGAACTGGTACAGATCAAAACCTTATTGCAGGTAGTCAATTAACTTTATCTTCAAGTATTGCAGGTGTTGAGTCTACTTCTTACACTGATTATCTAGGTATAGATGGCGGTGCAGATCAAGAAACAATACAGGAGTTTCAAGATAGAATTATTTTTACTCAGCAAAATCCATCTACTCCTTTTAATAAAACAAACATTATTAATGAGGCAAAAAAGGTCACAGGTGTAACAAGAGTTTTTGTTTATTCTCCCGAAGATTTAGATATTAATGATACTCCACTTAGTATAATTTCACTTAATGAGCATGTTGAAGTTACTTTTGATTCAGATCATGGTTTATTTGATGGTGCTACAATTACTGTTTCGGGCGCAAATGAATCTGATTATAATGGGACTTTTGTAATTCAAGTTACTGGTACAGATAAAGTTTCTTATTTTGTTTCGGGTATTGCAGATGGCACAGCAACGGGAACGCTCGTTGTTTCTACTGGTGTTGTAGTAAAGGGGCAAGTAGCAATTTATTTTGTTCGTGATAATGATACTGACATAATACCAACTACGCTCGAAGTTGAAGCAGTTAAAAATCAGATATTAACAATTAAACCTGCTGATATAAATGGTGAATTTGATGTAATTGTTTCAGCTCCCGTATCTAAAGTTCAGAGTTTTAATATCTCAAACCTTAATCCCGACACAAGCGGAATTAGAACTTCAATAGAAACTAATTTGCAGTCATTATTTGATAGCACCGACTTAGGACAACCAATAACAGAAAATCAATATGTTTCAGCAATACAAGTCGCTTTTGATCCCGAAACAAGTGAACAATTAAAGACTTTTACAATTAGTGAAAGTGGTATAATTACAGCAGAATATAATGAAATACTTGAGTTAGGTGCAGTTAATATATCATGAGTCAATTATTTTCAGTTTTTAATGAAGATGAACAGGCTAATTCTTTAGCTCGTAAACTTCCCGATGGTGATTGCTTTGTAGCTAAATATATAGAAGATTGCAATATAAGATTATGGCTATTGGCACTTGCTCAAGAGCTTATTCGTGTAAATGATTACATGAATTATGTTCACGAAGAAATGCAATTAACAAACACGACTGATTTAATAGTTGATTTTGAAAAAGATTATGGCATGAACTCTAATTGTTTTTCTAGTCTTACTGGACAGACACTTGAGCAAAGAATAAATAATATTCTTACTTTGATATTAAGTAAAGGAACTTCTACGGAAGAACAGTTTGAAGAATTAGGTGCATTAATGGGGTTTGATATTGATGTTAGTTCTAACTCTTTTACCGCTCCCAATTTAGTGAATGATCGCTTTGTAATATATGTAAGGATAAACGCTACTGCACCAGTTCAAAATGTATTTCCTTTTACATTTCCTTTCCCTTTTGGTAGCGGAACGAGCGAACAAAGTTTACTTGAATGTTTTTTTAATGTATTGAAACCTGCTCATACAATAATAGATTTTAGCTATACGAATTAATAAAGGTAATAAAATGAATATACCCGACAAAGTAAATGGAGAATTTTATGATGCCTCAGAGTTTACCGAATTTAAGAATGAGACAGAAAATGCAATCTTATCTTCAAATCAAGCTCTTGCATCAAGCTCTACACAATTAAAACAAGCTCTTGCTAGATATGCAAGTAATGGCAATTCTTTCACTGATAATGGAGTAGCCAATTCATATAATTTAATTCCAAAAGGTAATAATGATACTTTAACTACTTATCGTGATGGTGATGTTTTAAGGTTTATTGCAGGTAATTCAAATACGGGAGCTTCTACATTAGCAATTAATGGACTTGGTAACAGGGATATAAAAAAGAATATATTCTCAGATGATGTGTCAGCAGGAGATATTACCGCAGGTGGTATTTATTCTGTTTATTATAGTCTTGCTCAAGATGCTTTTGAGTTAATTAGTGTTTCTTCTAGTTCATTGAATGGAATAGTATTAACATCTATTGACATGACCAACGGTGGTGCGAATGATTTAAACAACATTGACATCACTTGGCAAGCAGTGTGGGATGCTTACGATTATGTGAAAATTTTTCTTGATGATGTTAACGTTTCCAATGATGGTCAATTTGCGTTCGCTCTATCTAGTGATGCAGGATCTACATGGAAGCAATTCGATGGATTGACCAAAGAAGCGATTTCATGGACTCAAACATCTCTCGGATTAAGCGATGTGTTTAGGGGTTCAGCTGAGATTAACCTAAACAGCCGAATAAAAACACCTATTCTGATTGATTTCTCAGCATTTAAAAACGGAAGCACCGTTGATTCGGGGAATATGCAAGGGTTCGCATTTGACTATGCAGGGACAACCCTATCTAACTCCGCTCTTATCAGTGCATGGCGTGGGTGGGACACTGGCTCAGATGGATTGAATGGACATTTACTTAGATTCACACACGAAGTAGGAAATTTCACTAGCGGAACTTTAAAAATCGTAGGATATAAAAACCCATGAGTACACTAGAAGAGAGAAAGCAAGCTTATCAACAAAAGCTTATTGATGAGCTTGAAATGACATTAAAGCCTCAAGCTTTAAAGTTTCAAAAGAGTCAACAATCAGAGAACGAGCTTGCTTTATTGCATGGTTACTCCGTAGAAGATTTAGTAGAAAAACCAAAAGCTACTGCTCAAATTCAATGGATGACAAGTATTTTCACTCTGTATAACGAAAGACTTTCAGATATTAACAATCAAACACCTTTTGAATCAGTAGGAGATAAGCCGTATTCTTTCAATGATCTTTACCAAGAAAAATGGGGAAGTGTTGAATAATGTCTGATATAATTAAAAGCCTTGTTCTAGGACTTAAGAAATCACCACAATCAACTGTGATAATACTTATTGTTGGTGGGTTTCTTCATTATCTTCACAGGCATGATTCGATGGAACTCGAAAAAGTTAAGATGGTGGACTTGGTTTCAGAGCAAAGAATAAGTCACTGCCATAAAGTCCAAGAGGAAGCGACTGAAGTAATATCCAAGTTAGATCAAACACTAAGAAATCATGATAAGGCATTTACTCACTTACTTTACAAGCTTGATACTTTTATTGATGCAATGGAAAAAAATAAGATCAAGATGGATGTCTTACTATCTAAGATGAATCTATTAGAAAAGACCATAAAGGAAGAAGGCGCACCACATGCCGACCACTCCAAGGTACTAAAAAGCATCATGGAAGAACTTGTAAAAATGAATAAAAAATTAGATAATAAATAAAGGTAAGTAAAATGGCTAAATTACAAAGACAAAAAATATTGCTTGATAATGTAAGCGGTTCTGTAGATGGAACACCTTATGATGTAACAGCTCAAGGTCGCAGAATGATTATTGTTCAAGGAGACTTAGTTGGAACTGTAAATATTCAAGTTGAATCAAATAGCGGAACTTTTGTCAATATTGCTGATGGTGCATTTACTGACAGCGAAGCAAGAGTCATGGAAGGGATTATAAGCGGTTGCACTATTCGTGCCGTTGTAGTTGGCGGAACAAATGTAACAGTAGAGATTTCTTCATAATGATAAAGTCTATGATAGGAAATCATATCAGCCCTATTATAGGCGATATAATTACAAGTGCTTTTGGCGGAGGCACTCCCGTATTCCCAACCGCAGGAAACGTGGGTTACTATTCAGCTGAGGCTATTAGCAACTTAGGTTTCTCGTCAGCTAATAGCGTCAATTTTATTAATGACCAATCTAGCGCAAGCAATGACCTCACTCAAGGCACTGCATCAGCTAACCCGTTGTTCATCGAGCATGACACAGTGACGCAGTTTACTTTAGCGAATCAGCCGACTTTAGTTGATGTCGGTGGTGGTGAGTTGGCGGTTGGGTTTGATGGTGTTGATGACTACTTTCCTATTGAGAGAAAAACAGGAAACGTTGTATACGAGATCGAATTAAAGCAAAATAGCATATCTAATGTACAGCGAATTATTGATAACAATAGCAATCCAGTTTCTTTTATTA